TAGTTGTCGTTTTATTAACGAAGCTATAGTTACTTGCTGCTACAACAGTTGTGCCGTAGATAGATGCTCGCCTGGCCTCGGCCAGGAAAAACCGATCATCCGCCGTAACACAACGCTCCCAAATTTCCGGGAGACCGCTTGTCGCAGAGAGAGGTCCGCTGAACATCTTCGTATAGAAGTCGGTACCCAGAGCTTTGATACTTGCTCCGGGGCCAGCCCTACCGTCGAAAAAGCATGCACGAATATCCTCGATTAGAGGCGTGCAGCCATCAGTGTACCAAAAATTCTCAAGCTCTTGTTTAATGAGCCCAAGAACCTCTGCGTCTTTCGTAAACTCTAACTGGAGTTCCCATTCAGCGCAACGCTTGTTAACAGCTAAGAATTTATCCAAAGCTGAGGCGCAGGCTTGTGGTGCAGGAGAATCCCCCTCAACAAACTTCTTAAGGAGGCTTCCTAGGAGGCTATAACAACACACCTCCTCGACAGTAGAGTCTATAGACCATCCCGGCAAGCCGGTATCGATCTTGTAACCAAGGTCGGTCTGTAGTTTGGAGAAAAGAACATCAGCACTAAGGTGCATGGTGGTACTCCTATCTGGTTAAGTAAGGGGATTACTCCCCGCTCATACTTCCAAGGCGGATATTGCACCCGCCCGAGAAGAAAGAGTCCCGAACGCGACCCAGCACCGCAACATAAGGCACGCCGTCATCATCCTGGTGCTCGATACCAATCTCCCCCGTAGGGTAGACGGTAGCGATAACACGGAATGACGAAGACGCGACCCATGGTTGACGGCTGCGAAGATCGCAATTCAGGTTTCTTACAACATTCAGGTCTTCGGCGATAAACCGATCGACCTCAAATGTAAGCTCCATCATCCTCTCCTTAGAGGATGCCGGAGATCGCGAGATCTCCGAACCCAGCAGACTGCTGGTTAAGAGCGCCGATGTGAAGCGAGAACCCTGCCCGAACATTGGCAGGATCAGCAACATCAGCACCTGCAGGAACGTCACACGTGGTGGTGATATTCATCACTTTGATCGGTTGTCCGGCCAAAGGGGTGACACCTTTGCGCGTGATAAGTTTGTAGGTGTTCATCGGAACCAGATTAACAACTCCAGTGACCGGATTGGGGGACCCCAAAACTCGGAGATTCCCAGGACGGGTGAAGTTGCAGGTAAACGGCGAAGCCACAGAGTGGACTGTAACGCCAGTTTGTGTACCGCCAAGTGCCGTGACGGCGACTTGTTTTCCCGGATTTCCCGGTGGGGCGACGTCGTTCGCGACAGTGTAGGTTGGGCTGGTCAGCCCAGTCTGTGCGCTGCCCGTGATCGGACTTGTAATACCGATACTCATATATATCACCTAAATGGAGGATGAAAGAAAACCACTACCAACCTTTCGGCTTCTTCAGTCCTTTACGGACATCGTAACCTATAGGTCTCGAAGACCACGCGGATGCCCAAAGGGCGGCGATGTTAATGTCGCCCCTGATACCCGGTATCTTAAAGTGGAAGCGAGGGTACGGAATGCCAGAAGCGAATCTGGACTTATAAACCGTATTCAAGCGTAAGGGAGTGCAAGTGATCTGGGTGTGTAACCCAGACGGCAAGTTACCAGGGGCTACAGAGTAAACGATTTCGTTATCGTTTTTGACTCCGCAGTTGACCCAGGCGACATCGCCGCTCGCCCACTGCATCCCATCGAGAACTTCGTTAACGTTTACGAAGTAGTCAATAAAGAACGACCACGGTATCGCTTCCCACACTGCAGGTATAACATCGCCCGGCGTAATACCGAACGAATCTGCAAAAGTGAGAAACTTATCCGGACGTGCTTTGATCATCGCCACGTATTTAACCATGGACGATAACCTGTCAACCCTATTTAGCAATACATAGGCGTTGTAGTTACCCGGGTCGTGACAAATGGACGTTTCGTCCATCCCCACCCCGGTTATCCTCTTACCGTCGAAACGATTGCTAGTAGATAACCTAGCCAAAGCTTCTGCGGCATCGTGCACGTCACTGAACAACGGTGACCAACCGAATGTCCAGCCAAGCCAGGCATCAGAGAGCATGGACGCGTAGCGCCTTTTGCCCTTAATACCCCGTCCTTTCTTGACCTCGGCAGCGAACTTTTTAAATCCGCCTTCGAGAGCCTTGACTGGACGCTTCATCATCTGCACCGTTTCCCTAAACTCCGCGATGAAATTTCCACCACGGAAGGTCTTGCGGACCTTTAGGTACTTAGATAACAGATTAGAGCGGGCCTTATCGTCCGCAAGGAGTGAAAGAGTCTCATCAAGTGGAGCACGAACGTTCCCTCTATAAACACAGAGGGGCGCTTCTGAGTCCTCCCGCACGTAGCACCCATTAGGATCGCCAGGATTCCCGGAGCCATAAACTCCGATCATACCATGGCCACCCTTTAGAGTGTAACGATACCCATGCAAGGTTGAAGTTGCCGAAGTCCCTCTTCTGAGGTTGTCTCTCCAAGAATTCGGAGAGGCCCCTAAGTAGACCTCATTTGGCAAAGCAACCAGTCGCTTCGAGACGTCCTTTACTTCGGGCTTACAAAGCCCTAGGCTGAGAGACGTGGTTCGAG